TCGTCGCCGGATGCCGCCAGCCGCCCCTGAATCCAGACCCGGTCTACATGGAACGCCTGCAAATCGTCCAGCAGTACAATGTCTGCGCGGTAGCCCGGCGCAATCGCCCCGCGGTCATAGAGGCGGAAGCACTCCGCAGCATTCAGCGTCGCCATCCGCAGCGCCGTGACCGCGTCCAGCCCCTCCTCCACGCAGATGCGCAGGTGGCTGTCTATATGCCCCTCGGTGAGAATCGTTTTCGGCTGGCGGTCGTCAGAACAGAGCAGGCAACGCCGGCTGTTCGCCGCCGTTACGCCGGGAATCAGACGCCGCAGGTCATGACACGCCGACCCCTGCCGCAGCAATACATACATGCCCAGAGACAGCCGCTCCGCCATCGCCGCTACCGTGCCGCACTCGTGGTCCCCCGATATGCCTGCCGCCGCGTAGCCGTTCAGGCCATACCCTGTCAGCCCCGGCGAGTGGCCGTCGATCAGCTTGCCCGCCGCTTTGGCCAGCAGTAATTTGTCCAAGACATCGCTGTCCCCAGACAGCAGGCCGGGAAAGTTCATGAACTCCCCTAGCCCCAACACCTTCTTACGCTGCAGCGGCTCCGCCATCGCCGCCGCCTTCATCTCTGCGCCGGAATGCTCAAACGCCGTCGCCGGTACGCAGGAGGGCAGCATGAACAATATGTCCAGCGCAGTCCGCTCCGCCGCAGACATCATGTAGTCCAGCCCCGCTATGCCGCACACGTTCACGATCTCATGGGGGTCCGCTATCACTGTCGTGCTGCCGTGGGGCACCACCATCCGCCCAAACTCCTCCGGACTGAGATAGGACGATTCTAAATGAATATGGCTGTCAATCAGGCCGGGAACCGCCCAGCGGCCTCCGCCGTCGATCTCATCCTCACCCCGGTACGCCCCTACACCCGCAATCTGTCCACCAACGAGCGCAATGTCTCCCTCTGTGAAATCTCCCGTGAAAACGTCCAGCACACGGCAGTTCCGGATTACCGTTTCCGCCGGTATCTCTCCAGAGGCGGTCTGGATCAGCTTCTTTAACTCCGCTTTCGTCATGACGCTTCCTCCCTTCCTCACACGGGAGGCCATCTGCCTCCCCCGGCCTCAGCCTGCTTCGGTACCCTGGTTCAGAAACGCATCTAACCCGTCGGCTATCCCCTCCGCAATCTGGTACTGATAATACTCCGACGCCATGAGCCGGTCCTCCGTCGGGTTCGTCATGTAGCCCATCTCAACAATTGTTACAGGAACCGTACACCAGTTGATCCCGCTCATGGTGTCCGTCTCCCACACATGCTGCCGCTTGCAGCCCGTGGCCGCTGTCAGACCGTCCAGGACCTTCGTGGATAAATCATTGCTCTGGGCGTACAATTCCCCATTATACGGATTGGACGAGGTCTGGCAGATGGTCAGGGCGCCGTTTACCGACGTATTCTCCGAGCCGTTGGCATGAATTCGGATAAATGCGTCCGCCTGCGCCTCGTTGGCCTGCTGCGCCCGCTCCGCATTGCTGATGTCTACCTCGTGGGTCGTGCGGGTCATCAGAACCTCGTAGCCGCGGGCTGTCAGCTCCGCCTGCAGCTTCTGGGAAACCTGCAGCGTCAGCTCGTATTCCTTCAGCCCGCTGGCCTTCCCGCTGGTACCGCTGGCTACCTTCGCCTTCTGCTCCTGCGCTCCGGGACCTACCGGCTCCTTGGAAGCGTTGCCCTTCGCCTGGTGGCCGGGGTCAATCGCAACCCGGTAGCCGTTGGGCTGCGCCCGCTGGCGGAGATACTTGCTGTATATATAATATGTACCGCCGTCCAGCTTGATTTGACTCCAGCTGCCCGACGTCCCTGCCACCGCTACGTCTGTCAGAGCCGGCAGAACGCTGTGAACCGCCGCGCCGCTGGCCGGGGCCGTGCGGACATTCACCGATGTGGTGGTGAGATACGGATCAGCCGCCGGCGCGGCCCCCGTGGCCGTCAGAACCGCACCGGTCAACATCGCCGCCGCCAGCGTGCGCCTCCATATGCTTTGCATTGCTTCCTCCTCCTGTCTATTGCAGCTCAAATTCTTTTACCACTGCGGTCCCCCCCTGGTCCAGAAATTCCGTGACCGCAAAGGTCAATGTGCCGCCCTCTTCCGCCAGACGGTACGCCCGCTGTACTGAGGCCGTACCGCCCGGAGGTACGTTCCGGGTGACAGAACGGACGTCATACCCAGGCCGCCGCCCCATCTGCGCCGCCTCCAGCCGCGTCTCACCCTGGCTGGCCCGGTCCAGCAGCATTACCATTGCGCTGGCCGTCGCCTCGCTGTTGTTCGTCCACGTATAAGTAACAATCACCGAGGGATTCCCTGCGCTGTCCCGGACCAGCTCCGCACCGTTGATCTCTATATGATAGTCCCCAAGATCCCCGGCTCCCTCCAGCCGCTCCCCCTGGGATACCGGCGCGGCCGCAGATGCCGCCGCTGCCGCGTGGCCCCACTCCCGCCGCTCTGCCGTGACCTCGCCGTCCGCTGTCGGATATCTCAGTACCCCGCCCTCATAGCGGAATTCCTTCTCCGTTTCCTGTGAGCCCCGGCGGGATGTGGATGTCCGCTCTGTGTCGTTCTCCGAGAGCCAGCTGTATACGTCCTTCTTCGTGTCGGGCGCGTGGAAGGTCCCTGACCAGTAGAGCATATAAATGCCCTCTGCTTCCGATATCCAATAGATATCAATTGTCTCATCAGCTATACGCACGGCCTGGTAGCTTTGCTCCGAAGGGCTGTTCGTCTGCACCCACTCGCCGGTTAAGTCCAGACGCTCTGCGCTGCTCTGCGCCTGCACCTGCCGGGGACTCTCCCCGCGCAGTATCATGCTGACCATCTTGTACAGCGCACCCGCTTCCGCTGCCACTACCAGCAGCGCAATCACTACGATAACCACAATACGCCGGTTCCTTGCCTCGCTGCCCTTCATGCACTCTCCCTCCTCTCTGCCGGGTTGTTTAGTTTCACTGAAATTTTACACGCAAAATGTCCAAAATTACATATTGACTTAATAGAACGAATGTATTATAATGTTCCCGTACCAAGGATGTGAATGAGGAAAGGAGCGATGTGGTTTTGGATCATCAGGTTTCGGTTCAGGAGGAAATGCAGTTCTTAATCGGCTGCATTGTCAATGCCCTCCAGACGACAGACGTGCGGAGAATCCGCACAGTCTATCAGTTCGTCCTACATATCGTGCAATAACCCGCCCCAGCATGCAGACACGGTCCTCATTCCACTCCCACTATGTCTGCACCTCAGCCGGCCCCCTTGGGGCCGGTTTTTTTGCTGCCTTTTTTGCTGCCGGTTTTCTCAATCATTTGCTCCAGTACATACCACTCCTCCGGCTTCAGGCGGGACAGTGTCTCCAGACAACGCCGCCGGAAATCCTCCGGGCCGCGGCTGAGGACATCTCCCAGAAACGCGGCGAGCTTCTCGTCCGCGCTCCGCTCCACCAGCATGACCCCCTCGCCCGTCCGCAGCCATCGCTCCGATACGTCGAATTCCCGGCAGATCGCCAGAATGACTGCCTCCGACGGTATCCGCAGGCCCGTCTCGTAGTTGGTGACGGTGTTGCCCTTTACGCCAATGCGTTTGCCAAACTCCGTCTGCGTTAAATTGTTGCTCTTGCGTATGGTTTTTATCCTTTGCTCCATGGTTCATTCCTCCTCTCATATGTATTATAACCTCCTCAACTCACATCGTCAATCTTTTTTCAAAAAAACTCTTGACAAATTCAACAGAGCGAGTTATAATACTCGCATAGTCAATCATGCGACAGAGAGGAGCGAGTCCTTTGAGAGTGATCCCGCGCTATGACCGCTATGAGCCGGGCGGCGGTTTCCGTCCTGCTCCGGAGAGCGGCGTCGTGTGCGCCCTGTGCTGCTATGAAATCGGTTCGGAGGAAGAAACCGGTTTTTCAAATGGTCAGGTCTGCCACGCGCAGTGCCTGGCGGAAAGGAGCGATGATGATGGCAAGTGAAAAATCCGCAGCCAGCAGGGCCGATTCCAAAATCCAAAACGCTTTGCTCAAAAAAGCTACCGGGTATACCGTCGATGTGGCTAAGTCCTATAAGCTGAGACGGGTCGAGTATGAGGACGGTAAAAAAGTGTGCGAGTTCGAAGAGCTGGCCCAGGGCGTGGATCAGGTCCATGTGCCCGCAGATCTGTCCGCCCAGATCTTTTGGCTGAAAAACAGAATGCCGGAGAAATGGCAGGATAAACCCGATGCCGGTAAGCTGTCCCTGCTGAAGCTGGACGAGATGTTGGGAGACTTCAAACATGAAGCTGAGCAGGAAACAGAGTGAGTTCGTCCGGTGCGCCCGCCGGCGTTGGAATTTTAAGGGCGGCGCAACCAGAAGCGGTAAAACCTTCCTCGATTACCGGTGGACTATCCCTATGAGAATCCGGGAGAGAGCCGGAAAAGACGGCCTGGTGGTCATCCTGGGCGTGACCAAGGCCACTGTGGAACGAAATATACTGGAGCCGATGCGATGCGTCTATGGCGAGGACCTGGTGGGCCGCATCGACGGCAGCAACACCGTATACCTCTTCGGCGAAAAGTGCTATGCCCTGGGCGCAGGGATGGCCTCCCAGGTGGCAAAAATCCGGGGCGCTTCCATTAAATACTGCTACGGCGACGAGGTCGCAGACTGGGCCGGGGAGGTCTTCCAGCTGCTCAAAAGCCGCCTGGACAGGGAATACTCCTGCTTCGACGGTACCTTTAACCCCCAGCACCCAGGACACTGGCTGAAACAATTCCTGGACAGCGGAGCAGATATCTTCTGTCAGACCTATACCATCGACGATAATCCCTTCCTCCCCGTGTCCTTCCGGGAAAGCCTCAAAAAAGAGTACGCCGGGTCCGTGTTCTATGACCGCTATATCCTGGGCCGGTGGACCGCCGCCGAGGGGCTTGTCTACCCCATGGTACAGGAGCAGCTGGACCGCCTTGTGGTGGACCAGCTGCCGGATGAGGCCAGACGGATGGGCAGGTGGTATATCGCGGTGGACTACGGTACCGTGAACCCTACCGCAGCGGGTCTCTGGTGCGTGTGGAAGGGCCGGGCCTGGATGGCTAAGGAATACTACTACGACAGCAGAAAATCCGGCAGGCGCAGAACCGATGAGGAACATTACAGGGAAATCGAGGCGTTGGCCGCTGGCGTGCAGGTGGAACGGTTGGTCGTGGACCCCTCCGCCGCCAGTTTTAAGGAGACGGTCCGCCGGTATGGCAGGTTCGCCGTTTGGGACGCCGACAACAGAGTCCTGGACGGTATCCGTCTGACCGGCGCGCTCCTGCAGGAAAATGTGCTCCTCTTCCACCGCAGCTGCAGGGGAATCCTGGAGGAGTTCCAGGCCTACCGCTGGGATGTGGACGCCCCTGACGACGCTGTCATCAAAGAGTACGACCACGCAATGGACCAGATGCGCTATTTCGCCGCTACCGTGATGGTCAGATTCCGGAGGCTGCGTAAACCCGCGCCCACAGTCCAATACGGCGGGATAAACAGAATGAATTGACTATACTTGCTGAAAAGGAGTTGCAGATGGGTTTGATCAATTGGGCTAGAGGTTTCTTCGGCGGGCGGGACAGGCTCGCAGGGGAAATACTGGAGAGAGAGTTCGGCGCGGCGGCTGCCGCCTCCCCGCTGGACGCTAAAAACCGGAGGCTGTGGTGGGATATGTACGTCAATCACCCGCCCTGGGAGAACTGCGAGGTGCGGCCCCTCGGTTTGCCGGGCGCGATCGGTCGGGAGCTGGCCAGACAGACGCTTACCGAATTCCGCTTGTCCCTGTCCGGCGGCGAAAGAGCCGCCTTCCTGAACCGGCAGATGCTGGCCGCTGAAAAAAATTTCCTCCGGTGCCTGGAACTGGGCCTGTGTCTGGGGGGAATCGCTCTGAAACCCTGCCTCGAAAACGGACGGCTGCTGGTGGATGTGTCCGATTTTACACCAACCAGGTTCGACGGAGAGGGCAGAGCTATAGGAGGCGTGTTCCGCTCCGCGCCGGTTCAGGAAGGTAAACAGTGGTTCGTACGCCTGGAATTCCACGACTTCCCGCCAGACCGCGATGGATTGTACGTGATCCGAAACAAAGCCTTTTACTGCTCGCCGGATGGCTTCCCAGCACAGCCCGCTCCACTGGAGTGCGTGCCGGAATGGGCCGGGTTGGCGCCGGAAACCGTGATCCAGGGATTGCATGGCCCCCTGTTCGCCTGCTTTAAGCCGCCGGAGGCTAACGCCGAAGAGCCGGGCTCCAGACTGGGCGCGTCGGTATACGCCGGCGCAGCGGCTGAATTGATCCGGCAGGCCGACGAGCAGTGGAGAATGATTCGCTGGGAGTACGAGAGCGGGAAGAGAAGAATCTATGTGGACGGCGTGGATGCCGGACAGTTCAACGACGAAATCTTTGTGGCCGGTCCCTTCTCAAAAGACGGAAACTTTTTCGATGTGTTCAGTCCTGAGTTCCGGGACGCTCCCCTCTACGGGGGATTCCAGAGAATTTTGCAGAGAATCGAATTCCAGGTGGGCTTGGCCTACGGGACTATCTCAGACCCACAGAGCGTGGAGAAAACCGCCACGGAAGTCCTCGCCGCAAAACACAGACAGTATGTGACCGTGCGCGGTATCCAAAAGGCTTTCCAGGCTACACTCGAAGACCTGCTCCTTGCCATGGACGCCTGGTGCGACCTGACAGGACTGGCCCCGGAAGGGGATTACGCCGCTAAGTTCTCCTGGGGCGACGGCGTGCTGGACGACCCCGATGTGCGGAGGCTGGACAAAAGCCTGGACGCAGAATTGGTGGAAAAAGGACTGCTGCGAAATTGGGAGTTCCGGATGAAATGGTTCGGCGAGGATGAACAGACCGCCAGGGACGCGGTGATGTGAACGGAGTATACAGGTTTACCTGTTTCTCAATATACAGAAAGGAGCTTGAAATGGATTGGGAATTTTTGGATAGTCTGGGGCTGGATGAGAATGTCAGCCGCAGAATCCTGGAGGAACATGGAAAGGAGGTGGAAAGGGAATGCCAGCGGGCAAATTCCGCTGAATCAAGCTGCCGGGAGGCCAGAGAAGCCCTGGCTCGGAACGAGTACGCCGGTGCGGTGCGCTGCGCCGTGGGCGAATTGGGCCTTAAATTCAGCTCAAAGGCCGCTGAACGGGATTTTATCGCCAGACTGGAGGCCGAAAACCTGGAGCTGAATGAAGGAAGGCTGGAAGGGCTGGAGGCGTTCGTCCAGGCCCAGAGAGAGGCTGACCCAGGCGCGTTCGATTCGGAAAGGCGTTTGCCCAGGTTCGTCGCTCCAGCCGGACTGGCCGGCAGACCCGCAGACCATGTCGCCCAGGCCAGAGCTATGGGCGCGGAGAGAGCCGCCGCGATGCGGTCATCCGGCGAGATTTTGAAAAACTTTTTATAAGGAGATCATTGCATGAAACTCAAAAATACTCCCGTAGGGAAACGATCCGAAATCCTGGCCTCGGACCACTTCCTGGCCGTACCGGTAGTAGTGGCCGGTAGTTCCGCTGTCAAAGCCGGTATACCCCTCAAAAACGATGGGACCCCTGTGCCCGCCGGGACTGACGCTGCCGGTATCCTCCTCTATGATACGGACCCCAGCGTCAATCCCAACGCCGCGATGCTGGTGCATGGCGTAGTGGACTGGTCCAAGTGCCGCGCCAGCGGCGCACAGGCCGATGCCCAGACAATGAGCGGAATCCTGCCCAATATCGCCTTCCGGGAAAATGTGGGCGCATCCGATGTCAGCAATTCTTAATTCTATGGAGGTACCTGTATGAATCTGAAAGAATTTTTTACCGCCGATGCCATTGCCGCTAACTGGACAGAAGCATCCGCCGCCCTGTCGCCTTACCTGGGCGCGGGCCTATTCCCTCCGCGGAAAAAAGCCGGTCTTGACCTGACGTGGCTGAAAGGCTCCGGCGGCCTGCCCGTGTCCCTCGCCCCCTCCCCCTTCGATGCCCACGCCCCCCTCCGCAACCCCATCGGATTCGATCAGCTGGAGGCGGAAATGCCCTTCTTCCGGGAGGGATTCCGGCTAACCGAACGGGACCGTCAGGAGCTGCTCCGCGCCGCTAACGCCAGCGACCCCTATGCGCAGGCAATGATGGAACATATCTTTGACGGCGTGTACGACCTGATCGCTGCCGCAAACGTCGTCCCGGAACGCATGATCTGTCAGCTCCTCTTCCCCGCAGACGGCAATATGGGAATCTCCATAAAAGCCAACGGCGCCGATTATACCTACCAGTACGACGCGGACGGAACCTGGAAAAGCAGCAATTACTTCGCCCTGGAAAGCGATGCGGCGTGGTCCAATGCCGCTGCCGCAGACCCCTTCCTGAATTTCAAAACCGCTATGGACGCCGTCCGCACCCGCACCGGTTCCGAAATCACTACCGCCATTATGAACACCAACACCTTTAACCTGATGGCTAAAACCAACGCCCTCAAAGAGCGGTTCCTCTCCGCCAGCGGCGCGGCCAGAGCATTCCTCTCCGACGACGAGGTGCGCACTGTGGTCAAAAATACCTCCCGCCTCCAGGTCGCCCTCTATGACCGGATGTACCGGGATGAGAGCCGTACCGCCAGAGCCTTTGTCCCCGATGGCTATGTCTGCCTGATTCCCGACGGCGCACTGGGCGCAACCTGGTACGGAACAACCCCGGAGGAGGCCGACCTCTCGGCGGCCCAGAATGCCGACGTGGCTGTCGTCAACACCGGCGTGGCTATCTCCAGAGTCGTCGGGGAACACCCGGTGAACATCACTACCTTCGCCTCCGAAATCGTGCTGCCCTCCTTTGAGCGGATGGATGAGGTCGCTGTGCTGAAGGTGTGCACATGATGCCCCCTGTTGATTACGATTTCTACGCCAATGTGTTCCTCGGACGGGAGCTGGAGCCGGTTCGCTTCCCCAGACTCGCCGCAAGAGCTGGGGAGTTCGTCGAAGAACTGTGCAGGGGAAAATGCGGGTCAGTCCCCGAACAGGACTGGGATTTGCTCCGATTCGCCGTGTGCGCTGTGGTTGAAGTCCTCCTAAACGAAGAGCGGATGGAGCAGCGCGTCTTCTCCGGTGAAAATAATATCGTCAGCGAGTCCGTGGGCGGGTATTCCGTCAGCTACGGCAGCCGCGCCCTTGACAGTCAGACAGCCGATTACCTGGAGAGAAAGAAAAAAGAGGCTGCGGTCAGGTTCCTCTCCGCTGTGCCGGCCCTGAAGAACCTGTTTTGTGTGAGGTCATTCCTATGTTTGCACCAAATGCAGTGACAGTCTACAACGTCTGTCCCGATGGTTCGGTTTGGATGTCCTTCCTCGACGGCGTGTTCCTGGAAACCGCTCAAGTAGACAGCGTCAGCAAAAACGGAGTGATCCGCGACGGCAATGCAACCCTGTTCATTCCCTTTGACTGTGTGGCTGTGGATGCTGCCACCAGTCAGGTCCAGCAGTTTTGTCCCCCTGGGGATTTCGACCGGTTGGTTAACCGGAGCGGCTTCTGGACCGTGGGACCCAAAAATACCCGCTCCTGCGTGGACTGCTTCTTCGTCAGAGGCAAAGTCGTGGCGCCGGATTTGTCCTTCGCCGAAATCCATGACCGCTTTCAGGATGCGTTCCGCGTCAGCTCCGTCTTTACGAGGGACTTTGGCAGCAGAAATATGCGCCATTGGCAGATTGGAGGTAAATAATATGTCCGGAGGTTTTGCCTGGTCCCCTCATTGCAGACGGTTTCAAAAACAGTTCCATCAGGCCCAGCTGTGGCTCGATGACCGCGTCCTTCAGGACGCCGCCCCCTTTGTCCCCGTCAGAACCGGTAAGCTGCTGCGCAGCGGTCAGTCCGCCCCCGGCGGCGGTGCGGTACTGTGGTCCGCACACTACGCCGCACCGGTGTACTACCGCAAAATACATAAAGGCTCCGGTAATCATCCAGACGCGCAGAGGCTCTGGTTCGAGGCGGCT